TCTAAAATCATTGAAAAATTTTGACAGATCAACAGCCAATTCTTGAGCATCAAAATAGCCTGGAGCATTAGGATCTCTATTAATTAATCTTGAGATTTTAACTCTCATATTAGCTTGATCTTTTTTAGGGTAAGTAGCTCTAATAAAATCGTCAGTAGTTTTTTTATATCTTTTTTTAAGAAACTCTAAACCCTCTTTTCTAAAACCATTTGTGCTATCAGTCATATTATTCTGAGTCTTGTATAGCACATCGAATTTATTTGTTGGTTTTTTATTTAACATAACTTGACCTTATGTTGACTTGATTGTGGTTGCAACATTATTATCTCTGGTTATTAATTGTGTTAGCGATTCATTTGTAAAATTAATTGGTGGATCTCTGGACTATATGAGAGAAAACATAGATAAAATAAGGGCTTTAGTAACTATTGTAAGGGAAATAGTTTCTCTAATAGTTTTTTATAAACAAAAATCATCATTAATTAAAACAGTCCAAAATGGGTTTAGCAACCTTTTTTACAGTAAATGTCGCACCATATTTAGTGCCAAAAACGAATCACCTACTATATGAGCATATTTTTTTTAATATTAGCATTTGGAACATCTGACATTAATCCAGGCTACCAACTTATTAAAATTCCTATCACACAAACAGTTAAGAAAATCACTTGCCAACAAGCTTATGAAAAGACCATAGACAAATCAGATAAGGACTTTGGCAATTTTTATAAGGGAAAAATAATCTCAGCTCATTGGTGTAAAGACAAAAAAGGTGAGTGGGTTAAATGAGTCCAGAAATAGAACTAGATTTATATGAGATAACAACTGCTGCCCAGACTGGTTTGCTTAGAGTTACTGAAAGCATGAAACAAAAGCAAGAATGGTGGCATGGTTACAAAGGTACATTAGAAGATAAGATTGCTAAAAGTATTAGTGGTGCAATGGCAGAAATTGCATTGTGTGTTTATCTAAAAACACCATTTGAGTTTCATACCAATGTTGGATCAGCTCCAGATGTTAAATACAAAAATTACAATATCCAGGTTAGATCCCAGACTCCTAAAAAAAATGACAACAACTCATTAATCATAAGACCAGGAGGAGTTAAACCAAATGAGATTTATGTATTTGTATTAAGTGAAGCACCAAAATTTACTATCAAAGGATTCATTAATAGTTCTGCTGTAATAGGTAAAGATGATTATTTAACAGACTTCAATCTTGCCAGACCAAAAGTTTGGGCAGTACCTTTAAAAATTTTAAATCCAATAATTCTACTTAAAGACGAAAGTTTAAACTAATGGCTAATGTTTATGGAGATGTGAAAGTTTGTTGTAAATGTGGCAGCGATGCCGATGTCATTGAAAGCAATTGTAATTATTGTGCAGATTGTATTAGCCACAAATGGACTGGAAAAAACATAGAGGAATTATCTGAGGAAATATTAAAGCAAGATAAATTAAAGGTGGTCAAACCATGATCCCATTTCCTAAAAAGAAATACAATATTATTTATGCTGATCCACCTTGGTATTTTAAAGCTCACTCAAAAAAAGGAGAAGAACGAAATGCTACAAAACATTATCCATGTATGGAATTTGACGATTTATTGGATCTTAATATTAATGATATTGCTGCTGATGATTGTGTATTGTTTATGTGGGTTATTGATCCTTTACTGCACAAATCTTTTGAGCTGCTTAAAGCATGGAATTTTAAATTTAAGACAGTAGCTTTTACCTGGGTAAAACAGAATAGAAAATCTGAGGGTAATTTTACTGGAATGGGATATTGGACTAGAGCCAACCCAGAGATGTGTCTGTTAGCTACAAGGGGCAAACCTAAGAGGGTTTCGATGAGTGTTAAGCAACTTGTTATGGATGTAAGGAGAGAACACAGTAGGAAGCCTGATAGGATCAGGAATGACATAGTAGAGCTTTGTGGTGATCTTCCCAGAATCGAATTATTTGCCAGACAAGATTTTAAAAGCGATGGATGGGATAATTGGGGAAATGAGCTTTAATGAAAACATTTGAAAAATTTGATAGCGATTTAATGAATAATAAAGTTTTAAGTGCCAACGAAAAAGTTGTTTATATTATTTGTAAGAGTTTTGCTACAGCACCCAATGGCTGCCGAATATCCCACAAGTATTTAATGGATAGAACTAAAATTAAGACCAGAAAAACACTTATTAAGTGTCTTGACCGACTCACTATGTTTGGGATGTTGGCTAGAAAGCAAATTGACAATTCAACTTGTCATTATGTTTTTGATAAAACTACAATGCAAGAATACATCAATCACAACATCAATAAGAGAAGAAGAATATCATTGGGCAGACAAAAAAGTAGTCCACAGATTAATCCACAAATAGACAATGTTATCAACATACTAAGAAAGGATAAATAAAATGGGAGTAGCAAAAACATCATTTGGGAGTAGCGAAAAGGAGAGTCAATCTATACCTATTATCTATACCTATTTAGGGAGATATATATAATGACAACATATGTAGATCCTAAGTTAGTTGCCAAAGCATTGGCAAGGGTAACTAAATCATCCAATGTTTATTATTCTAGTGCTGTAAAAAAGATTAAGAAAAATCGCAAAGAATATTATCAAAATAAAGAAACTAAAACACTACAAAAATCACTTAGTAAAGATAGATTTAATACTTACCTGGAGGAATTGTATAAACATGATAACGACTAACCTTACAATAGATGAGTTAGATAGATTTTTACAAATATCGTCTTTTTGCGATAGCAAAATGCCTAAAGTAAAAGCTAAATCATTACCTACAATGTTTAAAGTAATCGACAATGCTATTGGCATTGGAGAGGATGCAGATAGTATTAAAAACTTAGATAAATATGCAGCTACCTTAAAAATAACATTAACATCAAGACAGATAACAATTTATGACTTTGTATTGTTAGTTATGTTAGATGCAAAAGCATCTGACAGAGAATTGATTTATTTACGAAATTTTCCTCATAGATTATCTCTCAGAAAGATGAAAAGAATGTATTTGGATTGGTCACATACTAAGATTGGATATGAATATGAAAAAGCATTAAAAAATGTTTGTAAGTATGCAAATAGAAATCTTAAAAAATATATTTGACAAGTTGACAGTTAAAACCTAAAAAAAATCTACACTTCATATATTAAGGTTTTTCATTAACCTCTTTCGGTGAAGATTTTAGGCAGATCAGCTTTATTTCGTCTTTCTCTCTCTCAAAACAAACTATCTGCCTAAATATTACTAATTACACTCAATTGGATTAAAGCTAAGTAATTTATGCTTCTTTTGAAGTTTAGGACATTTCAAAATGTCTTTTAACAAATCTTTTTTTGCATAAACTTTAACAATATCCAATTTGAACATATTTACTGCATTGGATGATATTTTATTATTTCTAAACATATTATTCCTCTCTGATTCGGTTAATAACGAATCTAAGTGAGTTAACATGAGTGTTAATTCAATTACAACCCTTAATTTAATTTAAAATGGCTAATAAAACAAAAAAGAATCCAAAAGTTATTGCTGAGATAATAGAAGAACTAGCAATTGGTTTAAGTATTAGAAGTTGTTTATCTCCAAAGAATAAAAATCCAGACAGACCATGTTGGCAATCATTTAGAACTTGGATGGCTAAAGACCAAGAGCTTAGAAGTCAATACGAAGTAGCTAAGACTGATGGAATAGAATATTTATTGAGTGATGCTACTGATTTAATTAATCAGAGTTTAGAAGATAGTAAATACAAAGAGAAAACAGATTTAGGTCAGACTCATTTAATTAAATCATTTATTGATTTAACTAAGTGGAAATCAGAACGATTAGCACCTAAAACTTATATGAAAAAAGATCAATTACAGGTATTTGGATCAGATTCATCTCCTTTGATTGTTAAGTGGGATAAGTAAAAGTATTGTATTGATTGGGTTATTGTATGATTCATCGGAGTCAGAGATTAATCTAGCACACACTCTCTTATAGGAAAAAAAATGTGATATTTTTGTCACAAAATAGAATGATTCTAAAGTAAAACCTTAAAAAATTAAGGTAAGCTATACTTTATTTATATTTCTATAAATAAATGGCTAATTTATTAGCTTATTTAAGCAGAGCAGTTGATTAACAATCATTTTACTCAGTTTTGCACCAGAATTCCAGGGGGTAAAGAAAAAAGCGAACCCCAAAACTTATATAGAAAATAAAATTAAATTTAGGGAAGTTACACACAGCTAAACAAACAAACTACTAATGAAAAAATTTGATGATAAAAAAATGGGTTATACAGCTATCGTCTATGTGATGGAATCCACTAAAAGTGTGATCGTACATTTTGATGGTTTTAAAGATATTAAAGAATGTGATAATTTTTCTTTTCAGGTCATGGATGATCTTGGCATAGAGCCTATTTCTACATCTGAAAGTATTACACTTCACTAATTTTTAAAAATGCCAAATATAGTTATACCTTACAAGCCTAGAGCTTTACAAAAAATACTACATGGGCAAATAGATAAGCATAGGTTTAGTGTGATCGTTCTCCACAGGAGAGCTGGTAAAACAGTCATGGCTATAAACCATATGTTAAAAGCAGCTTTAACCAACAAGTTACTTAACCCCAGATATGCCTTTATATCGCCCTACAGGCTACAAGGAAAGGCAACAGCATGGGATTACATTAAGCAGTTCGCAGCAAAGATACCTGGCACTAAATTCAATGAATCTGAGCTTAGATGTGATTTGGCAAATGGTGCAAGGATAACAATTCTTGGAGCTGAAAACGATCAAGCAATTAGAGGTATTAGTTTAGATGGTTGTGTATTTGATGAAACACAATCTATTAAACCAACTATATTTCCAGAAGTCATAAGACCAGCTCTGGCAGACCGAAAAGGTTGGTGCATTTTTATAGGTACACCAAAAGGAAGAAACAATTTTTATCAGCTTTACGAACAAGCTAAAAAAAACCCTAAATGGTATGCTTGTACTTACAAGGCAAGTGAAACAGATATTTTAGACGAAGAAGAATTACAGGCTGCTAAAGATGTAATGTCAAAAGATTTATATGAACAAGAATTTGAATGTTCATTTCAAGCTGCAATAACAGGATCATATTATGGAACTATAATTGAAGATTTAGTAAGAGAAAAAAGAATGGTGTCTAATCTATATGACGAAGATATAGATGTAGAAACTTGGTGGGATCTGGGCATGAATGACCAGACTGCAATATGGTTTGTGCAGCGATACAAAAAAGAAATAAGATTAATTGATTATTACGAAAACACTTCACATGGTTTAGATCACTATGCTGACGTTTTAAAAAATAAAGGCTTTGAATATAGCACTCACATATTTCCCCATGATGTAAAAGTCAGGGAGCTTGGCAATTATGCTAAAACAAGATTAGAAGCTTTATTGGATCTTGGTATAGTTGGAGAAGTAGCACCTAAGCTTAGTATTGAAGATGGCATAGAATCCGTCAGAAGAAATTTAATAAATTGCTGGTTTGACAAAGACAAGTGTGGAACAGGCATTGAGTATTTAAAAGCCTACCAAAAAAAATGGGATGACAAGGCTCAAGTTTTTAAATCTAAACCTCAGCACTCATACGCATCGCATTGTGCTGATGCTTTTAGAACAGGAATAGCTGGGCAAGGAATAGAGCTTTCAAATTGGAAAAAAGGATTTGAAATAAATACAAATTATATAGTTTAAAAAGTTATGGCAAAAAAAGTATCAGAAATAGAAATTAAAAGCATAATTTCATCAGAGATAAATAACTCCATGGGGTTTATGGGTGGAGCTTTATCAGAGTCTAGAAAAAAATCGCTTGAGTATTATATGGGCGAAAAACTAGGCACAGAAGTTGATGGCAGAAGCCAAGTTGTAAGTACAGATGTTTCAGACACTATTGAAACCATCTTGCCAAACCTTTTAAGAGTTTTTACTTCATCTGACCAAGTAGTTAGATGTGAGCCAGTACAAGCAGAAGATGTTTTACTAGCCGATCAAGTAACTAACTATATTAACTATATTTTTAACAAAGATAATAATGGTTTCTCAATTTTATATACCTGGTTTAAAGATGCTCTTTTAGAAAAGAATGGAATTGTTAAAGTCTATTGGGATGACTCAGAAAAAGTTGAACAAGAAACATACGAAAATTTAAACGACCAAGAATACGAATTATTAATTGCTGATGATGATGTGGAGGTTATCCAAGAGGAATCTTTTCCAGATACCTACACAAAAGAACAATATGAATTATTTAAAGCTGACATGGAATCTCAAGGTCAGTTAGTTGAAGATATTACTCAACCAAAATTACATAATTGTATTATTAAAAGAACTAGATCGAATGGTAAAGTTAAAATAGAAAATATACCACCAGAAGAATTTTTAATTCAAAAATCAGCTAAAACAATTGAAGAAGCAAATTTTGTAGCTCACAGAGTTATGAAAACTAGATCCGATTTAATTGA